TAATTTCGACACTATAACTTTAACATCAATAAGCAACAAAGGTTTTTTTCATGCGATAGGATGGACAGGTAGTAAGTTGGTTCAATTAGTTTTAAAACAAAAGACAAATGATAATTAATCTAAAGATCAAACCACTTTCAATAAACGTAGCTTTTCAAGGCAAGCGTTTTAAAACACCCGCTTATAATAAGTACGAAAAGAAAATGATTCAAATGCTACCCGAACGCGTAATAAATGATTTCAGTAAGGTTAAAATAACGTATGGGTTTAGTAATATGGCATCAGATATTGACAACCCGACAAAATTAGTGTTAGATATACTACAAAAAAAGTACAATGTTAATGATCGAGATATTATTTATTTAGTGTTACATAAAGAAAAAACAAAAAAAGGTGAAGAATTTATAGAAATTGAATTCTATTAGAAAATAATTGTTATATTTGGCATTCAGAAGCGTAGGAACTTCAAAAAATATTTAATAAAAAACCCCGATTAGTACTGTGTTCCTACGCACCCTTACTAGTTGGGGTTATTAATTTAATTTAAAAAAAGAAGTATGAAAAAAAGAATTGAAACACTAGTCCAATGGCTAGAAAGTGTAAACCCTAAAAAATCGAAGTATGAAATATAGTGATTTTGTACAACAAAAAAGGCACTCAATCGGAAACTTTGGATTTGAAACAAACTACATTCCAGATATGGCGTTTGATTTTCAAAAACATATTATTGAGAAAGCAATTCAAAAAGGTAGAATGGCAATTTTTGCAGATACTGGACTTGGAAAGACTTTAATACAATTATCTATTGCAAAAAATATTGTTCAGCACACAAATAAAAAGGTACTTATTTTAACTCCTTTAGCGGTTGCTTTTCAATTCATTTTAGAAGCTGAAAAGCTAGGAATTGACGATATAGAATATTCAAAAGACGGAAAGCACACAAAGAAAATAGTTATTTGTAATTACGAGCGTTTACACTATTTTAATTCAAATGATTTTGAGGGCGTTATTTTAGACGAAAGCTCAATACTAAAGAACTTTGACGGGAAAATCAAACAAGAGGTAACGACCTTTGTTAAAAAGATTCCTTATCGTTATTGCTCAACTGCAACACCTTCTCCAAATGATTTTATTGAATTAGGAACTACAAGCGAGGCACTAGGTTACATGGGTTACATGGATATGCTAGGTAAGTTTTTTAAGAATAATCAAAACGATACGGGAGGTCGTAATAATATTGGTGAAAAATTCTATTTAAAGCCGCACGCTGAAAACGATTTCTTTGCATGGGTTAATCAATGGGCAATTATGGTTAAAATGCCTTCCGATATCGGGTTTTCAAATGATCGTTATGTATTACCTAAATTGATTATTAATAAACACATTGTAGAAAATCAGAGCCTAATTGATATTAACGGTCAAGTTCAAATGTTTACACCTATTGCTAAATCCATGACAGAGGTTAGGCACGAGCAAAAACAAACTGAGCAAAAAAGATGTGAAAAAGCTATTGAACTAGCAGCTGGTAAAACGTCTGTTTATTGGTGTAACACAAATAACGAAAGCCGTATATTAAGAGAATCGGATTCGAAAGCTGTTGAAATAATTGGATCGCAATCTATTGAAAAGAAAGAAGAAATACTTTTAGCGTTTGCTAGCGGTCAAATTGAACGTTTAATTACAAAGGCTAAAATGACTTCAATGGGTTTAAATTGGCAGCATTGTCAACATTCTGTATTTTTCCCTACATGGTCGTACGAACAATACTACCAAGCAATGAGAAGATTCTGGAGGTTTGGACAAACTAAAGACGTAACTATCGATATGGTTATTTCAGATGGTCAAACAAGGGTAATAGAAGCATTGGAACAAAAGACACAAAAAGCCATAGAGTTACACAAAAACTTAACTGAAAATGTAAACCGATCATTTGAACACAAAACAAAAGAATTTAACAAAGAAATTATTAAACCTAAATTTATATAAAAATGGAAAACAAAGTAAAAGATCAAACGATCACAGAAAACTATGCTATTTACAATGCTGATTGTATGGCTGTAATACCAACACTAGAAGATGAAAGTATTGATTTAGCAATTTATTCACCACCATTTGCTAATTTATATACTTATTCAAGTTCTGAATTAGATATGAGCAACGTGTCAAGTCATGATGAATTTATAAATCAGTATGAGTTCTTGGTAAAAGAAATGAGCAGAGTTACAAAGAAGGGAAGGATTAACGCTATTCACGTAACTGATATTTGTGATGTTAGTGGTACACTTAGTGACTTTCCTAATAAAATAATACAATTACATTTAGATAATGGATTTGAGTTTAAAAATAAAATAACAGTATGGAAAGAGCCGTTAAAAGTTAGGATTAGAACAATGGTGCAATCTTTAATGCATAAGTTTATAGTAGAAGATTCTACAAAATGTTTTACAGCTAATCCTGATTACATTCTAATTTTCAAGAAAAAAGGAGAAAACAAAGTACCAGTTACACATCCATTTGGTTTAACTCATTATGCTGGTGAAATTCCTATTTTACCTAATATGTTAAGAGCCTACAACAATTCAAATAAAACTAATTATACCGCTGATGAAATGTGGAATCATTTGCTAGCTACAAAAGAAGATGATAAAATAAGTAAATTAAATCATTACATTTGGCAGCGTTACGCATCTTCTGTATGGGATGATATTAGAGAGGGTAATGTTATGCCTTATCAAGACAGCAAAGAAGATGACGATGAGAAACACGTTACACCTACTCAGTTAGATGTTTTAGATAGATTAGTCGATTTATATTCTAATCCGGGTGAAGTTGTTTTAAGTCCTTTTGCAGGTGTTGGTAGTGATGTTTTTAGTCCTGTATCAATGGGGCGTAAAGCAATCGGTATAGAGTTAAAGGATTCTTATTACAAACAAGCTATTTTGAACTGTAAAGAAGCTACCAAGCGATTTAAAGAAAGCGTTAAACAAAAGAGTTTATTAGATGAAATTGAAGATATCGAAGAAACTTTAGATTAAAAATTTTAATAAGAAATATACTGTAATAAATTATTTGTATATTTGCTAATCTAAAGTAACGGTCAATTACCCAAAGAAATTAATTAGTAAAAACACCTGTTAAGAAATGCCGTTTGACCGTGGCTATCTTAATGGGGTTTTTACATTAACTTTAAAGTTTGTTCGTTTTTAAAAACGTCCACAAAATTATGGCAAATGTCAAATTAGTATTTAGCGGAGGCACTGAATATGAATGTTATGAAAGAACATTAGTAGCTTATGTAAACGCAAAAGGAGGCCTGTACGTATCAATTACAGATACAGAAGATGACGATGAAAGATCAAATCAACAGCACACCGTTTTAGATCGGGACACGGCTATTAAGTTATCCAAAGAGTTGAGAAAACAAATCGCTTTAATGGATGAATATGATGGATAGGAAAGGATTTAATTTCTTCAAAAGCTACTACGATGTTGCTAAAGAATTATCAGACAAAGACCGACTAATGTTTTATGATGCATTAGTGAAACGGCAATTTACAGGAGAAGAAACAACACTTACTGGAATGGCTAATTTTGCTTACATATCACAACGTCACAACATTGATAGTCAAATAATTGGATACTGTAAAAAGATGAATATACCTACCCCTACACAAGGGGGTTATGTAGGGGGTATTGATGGGGGTACGCAAGGGGGTTCGGTACAAGAGGAAGTAATAGGGAAAGAGGAAGTACAATACGTAAAGCCCCTAACCCCTAAAGGGGAATTAAATGAAACTGAATTAGGTTTTTTAAAATGGTACAACGAAGAGGTTAAAAATAAAACGGAAAAATTAGGACAATACAAAACCTTATCCAAAACCGATAGAAACAACCTTAAACAACTTCGTAAATCATACGATAACCCAATGTTTTGGAATAACGCTTTTAATGCCATGTGGGAAAGTGAATGGTGTAAAGAAACGGGAAACAGAACACCTACACATTTATTACGGGTTGACAATTTCAATAAGTACATGAACTTAGATAACACCCCAAAGAAGTTCATAGGAGTTACGAACGACCCAAACCTTGACATGTGATTAAGAAACTAAGCGACGTAAAACAGAACTTAGAAACTTTATACAACGTCGGTATTGAGTTAGGAAAATCAGTTGGATGGGATTGGAATATATTTCCGTATACCGTGAAACTTGGAAGCACAACGTATATTGCAGGAGCACCCGCAAGCGGTAAAAGTGAGTTTTGGTTTGAGATTCTTATAAACCTTTCTTGTATTCACGGTTGGAAACATGTAATTTATTCACCCGAAACAGGTTCACATGTGGATATTTACAGCGAGTTAATGCATAAGTTTATAGGGAAACCATACGTTAAAACACCGTGGAGTATGAATGATTCTGAAAAATTGACCGCTGAAAAGTTTATTGAAAAACATTTTTTCGTATTTGATGATCAAAGCGAAATGACAGCGTCGGAATTTTACGACCATGTAGAAACATTTGAAAAGGAAAATAATATAACTATTCAAACAACAACCGTCGACCCATGGAATGAGCTTAAATATGATTTTAAACCCGAAGATTTAGGGCGTGAAGATTTGTTTTTAAGTAGAACACTTGGAGAAGTTCGGAAAAAAGCGAAGGCAACGAATAAACACCATTGCATAATTACACACGTTCGAGATCAAAAGATTGAAAAAAATAAAGACGGGGTTTATCATTACCCTTTTCCAACGGCTCGAGATTTGGCAGGTGGACAAACATGGTTTAGGAAAGGAATGAGCATAATTTTATTCCAACGTTACGCAGAGGGGTTTATGGTGGATGGAGTTCCAGCGGAAAAAAACGAGGTACATATCAAAATTGCAAAGACAAAACCAAAAGGCACAAGCAAGAATGGTATTTATAAATTCTTTCTTAACCTTCGTTCTTATCGGTACTACGCAAAGGATATTGTTGGGCGTGATATTTACGCTTCAAGACTAGAATTTGATACTATACCGCAACCAATACCACAAATGCAAGAATTTAAACCATTACCAGCTAACGAAGATTTTGATTTAACCCCAATTAAAGACATGCCATTTTGAAAAAAGAAATACTAAAAATCGAGCTAATTGAATATTGGCAAACCGATTTCCAAACCAAGCTAAACATTGCGGACGGGTTTATTTCTGAACTTGCGGTTAAATTTTGTGAGCAGAAGATGAAACAAAATAAGCCGTTAGAAGCCGTTGAATTTTCTAAACGGGTATATCGTACCCAAGAAGTGTTTAACGCTTTTAGAACGATTCTAAACCGTGCAGAAATTGATAACAATAAACTATTGAATGACAATAAAGTGATGTTTAAACAAATTCAAGAGTTTAAAATAGATGACAAAGGTATAAACAACGAAATTTTAAACGATGTTAAAGAAGATTTTAAAAGCGAAATTGAAAGTAAAATGAAGTTAGAAATGGATGAGTTTAAGGATAAATATCAAAAGCAAATCCAAGAGCTTGAAATTGAAAACGATCAATTATTAAAACAGTTAATTAAGAAAAACAATTTAAACTAGAAAAATTATGAGACATTATTACAGAGTCACCTACCACTACATTCACTTTCACTGCACATTTGCAGAATCGGAAGCACAGGCTATTCAAAACGTGAAAGACTGGTATTTGGCCAGGCATGGTCAAGAATTAAAAAAAGTAGATATTAACGGGGCTGAAATAGTTTAACCGTTCATCCTTTAAAAATTACCGTCCATCACATTACCGTCAAACAATCAAAACAAACATAGTACTTTTAACTCATGAAAACACAAACTGCAACAATAGAAATAGAAAATGTCAC